AATATGGATATATTAGAATCATTAAAAAAATATATAGTCCTTATAGGAGTTATCTCAACAATTGGAGGAGGCTTCTATACATGGGGTGTATTTAATAACAGGCTAGACGAATTAGAACAATCAAAATCTACTAAAACAATAAAGACTATGCAAAAAGAAATATCTGTGTTAGAAAAAAGAATAGCTGTTTTAGAAACAAGTCTTAGTGAATTTAGAATTACAATACAAAACCCATTAAAAAATTAAGGAGGTATCATGGCTTTAGATAAAGAAAAAATTAAAGAAGAGCTTAAAGACTTTACTGAAGATGCTGCAGAAGTTATTGGAGATGCACTTAAAAAACATTTCTGGAAATCTGTAAAGGCAGCATGGAAAGGTTTTTCTGTTATACAAAAACTGTATGTAGTAGTAATCTTTGGAGCTTATTCTTATTTACTATATTGGATTTAAACTAATTTGCCTATCCAACTACCTTTGTTATTTAAAACCATAGGTAATAGTTTAGGTATACCATCAATAATCATACCACAGCCTAGTATGAATCTTGTTTTAAAATTTTTAGCGTAAGCAAATGCTAGGCTTTTTTGATTAATAAGACATCCTACATTCATGCCAAAAAATAAATTGTCTGGGTTAGCCCACCATGATATCAAAAATTTAGTATGGTAATGTCCTTGTACTGCGTTCATACCCATAGACTGTGATACTTTTAATACATCTGCAGATCTACCATGTGTAAAAAAACATCTTTGTTTGTTCGGTAAAGTTATAGTTAGGTCGTCTTGCCATGTCCATTTTTTTGTGCCTAAAAACTCACCATATGATTTTAAAAACTGTCTACTCATACCAGACTTTAATGCTCTACGATATACCATAGAACTATGATTTGACTCTACTTCTACAACTTCAGGAAAGATAGATTCTAATTCTTTAACATACTCTCTAGCTCTAGTCATTTCATCACCAGGACTAGGCAAATCAGGATCATGATCGTGCATAGACATAGCATGAAAATCTAACAAATCGCCTATGTTAATTATAAAATCAGGTTTAAATTGTTTTTTAATTTCTAATAAAAATGCAAACGCATCTTTGTGATGATAAGGTATGTGCAAATCACTTATAACAAGCACCCTGTTGTACATATCCAATATTAACAAATTGTCCACATTTTATCAACAGTTATATTATTTTACTTTTTTTTAAAACTTGTCTTACTTTTTCTAAGTAAACAATCATGTCCCATGCTTCTTCTTGCACATCATCTATCCATTTGCTAAATGGTTTCTTTGCCATTTCCATATTTACTTTGTATTTAGTAAGACCTTCATCTGATCTATCAGACATACGTTGTAGTATATCTCTTACCATAGGATCTTTAGTTGCAATAAATGGTCTTGATATTTTTTTTGTCATTGTTTAAAATATACCCATAGATTGACAACGAAGAAAGCATACGAGAGTGGCACTACCGTTCAATCTATTTTTAAAACGCTGTGTTTTGATAATAACTGCAAAATTTGTTAACCCTACAATAGTTTTCACATTTGACATCTTGGCCCTTTCTTTCTATAACAGTAGCATTTACATTATATTTTAAATGATTGTCCTCTATCCATTTCATAGCTTCCTTTCTGCTAGGTAAAACTCTAGCTGCTGTCTTTCTATTTTTTTTCATAACAGCAAATGTAGTTTCTTTTCTCCATCTTTCTTCTGGGGTACAAAGAATTAAATCATCACTTTGTTGTTCTGCAAGTTGATGTAATTTAATTCTATCTTCTACGTATTTATCTTGTTGTTGTGGTGTCCATCTGTTAATAGGTATCATAACAACTTGTTTTCGTGGATAGTTATCAGATGTCATAACTTTCATTTTAGACCAATCACGCAAGATAGCCATTATATACATAGACTTTACTTCTAATTCTTTACCATTATTGTTTTTAAGTTTTGTGTCATTGTTTCTAATTAACCAATCTAATACATTAAGTTGTCTTTCCCAATCAGACTTACCTTTTTCTAGTGCTTCAAGAGCAGACCATGCTGATGTAACCTTGAAGTCAATAAGATCACCTGATGCTGTAAGTAAATCAAATTGACCACTAAGTTTCCAACCATCTATATCTACAAATAATCTGCGTTCTGATATGTCATTATCAGTTACAGCTCGTTCTATAATATGATGCACAGATGATCCAATAAGAGTAAATATCTTATCAGATACATCTTCTTCTAACTCATTCCAATGTCTTTGCTCCAACACTCTTATTCTAGGTGGTGCTATAAGTCTAGTTACAGATATGTCAGAGCCTTCTGAATTGTAAGGATCATTTTCTATTGCTCGTACAATAGTTTCTGGCAACTTAGAATGGTTTGTTAGTTTCATTAAAAAGGTACATCTCCAATGTCAGCACCATTATTTTCATTATCAACAGCTGTATTAATATTTTCTAACTCTTTTGCTCTTAGTATTATATTGCGTATACCCTCTGAAAGAGCCATAAAGGCCTCATTTGAGCCATTTTGGAAGTCATCTATACTAAAGTGTAGATTTTCATGAAACTGTGGCTCTAAAGTATCGTTTTTTTGCAGAGGCATTACAGAACCTACCTTCGTATTGCCATTTCTACCATCCACAATATTTAGCATACAAGGTACTCCAAGCAAAGCAGTTATATCAAACTCTTGCTTTTCAATTTCTGTAAATGCCCTGCCTCTCCACGCTGTTAAATCTTTACCAAGATTAGATTTTTCATGTAAAGATAAAGTATAGAACTTGCTTATTAACTTTGGTTCTCCACTATTAGTTAGTTCACTTGGCACTTCCCAAGAAATAAGTACTTGCCTTTTCCACGACACGTCCCCCTGATACTCACTTCTTTGAGTGCCAAGATCAATCATTCTTACACATCTTGCTTTGTGAACTCCCAAAGATACACTTATAAAATTATCTGTATTATTATTTCCTTTTGCTATAATAGACATACATCTACCTCCTGTTTACCAAAGTATATCAAATAGATTTACTTTTGTAAAATAAATATTATACTTAACAGTCATGGACCAATACAGTCTGGCAAAAAAGAGAAAAAAAGAAATAATGATTAAATATGGCTGCAGAAATTTATCAAGAATATTAAAAATAACACCTGGTGCTGTATCAAAATGGGAGGTAATTCCACCATTTCGTGCTTTTCAAATAGCACAGCTAGGAGATTTTGATCCTACATACATAAGACCTGATATTGATTTTAATGTTGATTTTACTTAGTGTGAGGTGGCTACTCCAATGTCTATCTTCCTGCTGCCTCGCACTTTTATAGCAAAGCTATGCGACTGTTAAATTGTGCTATTGTTTTGCTAATGGCAAAATATAGCTCTTCACCTTCACCTTCAACTTCACCTACAACTTCAAACAAGATAGTGTTGACAAGCAGTAGTTATTTCTGTTAAATTAGAATGGGTTGATAGATTATGCGTAAATCCTCTAATACAGAACAAAGCCCAGCTTTTCAATTTTATGCTAGTGATTGGATTAGTAGTCCAGGTAGATTAAAAATGTCTTTAGAGGAGCAAGGTGCTTATGTTTTATTGTATTGTCATTGTTGGGTTGGCTATAAAATACCTTTTGATTATGAGATACTTGCTAGAATGTGTAATTGCAGTTTAGATAAAGTAAAAAAAATATGGCCTAAAATAGAATATATGTTTTATCTTAAGAATAATTATATATTTTGTATTCAAGCAGAGGAAGAAAGAAAAGAACAAGCACTTAATAGAAAAAGAAAATCTGTTGCTGGTAAAAAAGGTGCTAAAAAAAGATGGGGAACTAATGAAAAATAACATTTATCAACAACCTTTTTTTTCTACAGAACATATGTATTATAAGTTTTTATCTACATTTGGTGAGCAACATACGTTTCAAACATTTTGTGATAAGGGTAAAAATAAAAAATTAATCAAACAGTTTCATGGATCAATAAAAAATTTTTTTCATGATATTGCAAAACTAAATTTGTTAGGTGCTGGTGTGTTTTTTACTGTGAACGAAACCAACCTCCTTGGAAGAACAAGTCAGCACATTCGCAAGGTGAGGTCTGTATTTATAGATCTTGATGGTGTCCCACTCCCTAAAGGATTTGAGTTACAGCCTCACCTGATTGTTAATACAAGTCCAGGTAAATATCATTGTTATTGGTTGGTTTCTAATATGCCATTAGAAAGTTTTAGTTTGTATCAAGAGGCACTTGCTAAAAAATTTAATTCAGATCCTAAAGTAAAAGATCTACCTAGAGTTATGAGAGTTGCTGGATTTTTTCACAACAAAAAAGATAAATACCCCATAAAGATAATCCAAAGATTACAAAAAGAACCATACACAAAAGAAGAAATAAAATCAAAACTTTCATTACAAAGGCCTCAAAAAAAGCAAATATTTTATGATAAAACATACAAATTAGATTATAACGGAAACTATAGTTATGGTGCAAATAAAGGCGACAGACATGAGCAACTTGTAAAGATGTTAGTGGCTATAAAGAAACGAGGTGAGAGCTACGACTATGCTAGAGAAGAAGCACTTAAGTTTGCAAGGGCTTGTGATCCACCTGAGAACAATAGAGAAGTTATGTTTCAATTAAATGATATATGGAGAAGATATTGATCTTAAAAGTGTTAGACTTGTTTAGTGGTATTGGTGGTTTTAGTTTAGCATTAGAATCTACAGGACATTTTGAAACAATAGCATTTGTTGAGAAGGATGAGTTCTGTCAAAAAGTATTATCAAAAAATTTTAAGGGAATACCTATTGAAGGAGATATAAGAAATGTCAAAGGAAACAGATATGAAGCAGATGTCATTACTGGAGGATTCCCCTGTCAACCATTCTCAGTCGCAGGGAAAAGGAAAGGAACAGATGACGACAGATATCTCTGGGATGAAACTATTAGAGTTATCAGAGAATGTAAACCCAGATGGTTTATTGGGGAAAACGTTGAAGGTATTATTAACATCCAAGACGGCATGGTACTCAGACAGGTGCAAAATGATCTGGAAGAAGAAGGTTTCGAAGTCAGGTGTCTTGTTGTTCCAGCTTCAAGCAAAGGTGCATGGCATCACAGAAAAAGAGTCTGGATTCTTGGGTACTCCAACAGCAGCCATGAGCATCAGAAGCAAAGCATTTCGCAAAGGACGTATTCCGACACCAGCAGAGTATGCAATGCTACCAACTCCAACAGTGGGGTGCGAGGAAGGGGGAGAGCAGTCAAGCAGGGTAGAGCAAACAAAGTCTGGGGGTTTTGTCCTACGAAAGAAAAACAACCCGAATATGACATATGGAGCGAAGCTGTCGGATGCAATGCTGTACTTAGAAAAGAAGATGTATCCAACTCCAAACACGAGAGATTCTCGCAGGGGATGCAATCAAAAACAACTAGCAACGGAAATAGACAAAGAGAATCCAAAAGCAAGGAAACTTGGTGGCAAACTCAATCCAGAGTTTGTGGAGTTCCTAATGGGGTATCCTATGAATTGGACAAAAATAGAGCCAAGAGAGTAAAGGCTCTTGGTAACTCTATTGTGCCACAAATTGTATATGAAATTGGTAAAGCAATAGTATTAGCTGAATCAAATTAGATCTAATTTGTTCATTTCATAAAGTATAAGATACTTTTCTACCATGTCTTTCATGTTTTCATGATTAGGATAAAACTCAAAGTATCTTTGTTTTATTTCGTCCCTAACTTTGTTTACTATTTTCCACGTAGTTTCATCATCTTTAACAATTCTGTTTACAAATTTATATAATTTTTCTACATCTAATTCTTGTATTTCACCTGATCTTTTTACTATATCCATAATTCGTCCTCCGATTCTAATAGCTGTAAGGTTTCATCAAGCAGTTCTTGTTGTGATCCCCATTTGCTAGAAAAATTGCGAGATGAATAATGAAAAGACTCTTTGCCTAACCTATGATGTCTTACACACAATGGGATAACTTCAAAATTAGTTGCTCGTTTACTCAATCCAGTCATTGATCTAATGTGATGTAACTCAGCATCTACCAATGGATTGCCTTCTTTTCTACATATTATGCAACCTAATCTAGCAACTCTGTTCATATGTTCTTTTTCTTTTTTAGTTTTTGTATGTCCCATAATCAAAATCTTTTGGATAAAATGTTTTTGTACCAACCTTGTTTAATATTTTTATGTTGCGTGTTGGTATAACTATTTCATCTCCAACATCTTCATTTGTAAATGACATAACAAAAATGTGTCTATCCTCATCTCTGTAAATTAGATACCCTTCAGTAAAACAAATGCTTAAAGGATCTTTTGCAGCATCAGATCTTGCTTTCCACTCTGAATGACTCGCAGCATCTTCCCACCAACATTCGTATTTTGACACAGTAAATTTACGTTCCATATGCTTTCATTTCAACTGTCTGATTTATAGACTTTGTTTTCCAGACTTCAAAATCAGTTTTAAAAACAGTCCATTGTGATTGCCAAAAAACTTTTTCTTTCTCTGCTTCTTTTAATTTTTTTAAAAACTCTACGTATTCAGGATCAGTTAGTGCTTCCCTTTCTTGAGCATTTACACTTAATGCCTTACCACTAGATTGTACCATATACTTTTTCATCAATCCAGCTAATACAACCTTGCGATAATGATCTAAAAATGTGTGTTCTGATACAGCAACAGCTAGTCTGTCTGCACATTCACGCATCTTTTGTATTTTAAATTCTTGCAATTGTTCACTCATAAAATCTCCTTAAAAAACATGACCTATACCATTCATGGCTCTTTTAGATTTGCCATATGGCCTTTAAAATCGGTCATTTTTTTGTACTTTTCTCTTTTTTTTGCTTTTTTGATCAATAAATGTTTTATGTAATCTTTTACCTCTTGTGTTGGTTGTTTGATTCCTACTTGTTTGCTATGTGGAAAATGACCAAACTTTTCCTTAAAAGTCCAGTCAGCCCACCCAGTCTTATAACCCTTTGCTTTACCATAATATTTTAGTTCTGCATAAAAGATCTGTTTGTCTAAGGTGGTATACTTAGGTTCTTCTTTTTTAAGTTCAACAAGTCGGCCTTGTTTTATTAATAATTCTTTTTCTTTTTTAGTGGGTACAAATGCACAATTTGGACATTCAGGTTTGTTCTTACTTGGCATATAAACAGTATCACATTTAACACAAGTAAATGGTTGTTTTTCTATTGGTTGTTGTTCTTTAGGGATCATGTCAATTTTATCTTCTGTAAGTAGCCATAAAGGAGTATTTTCTGGAAACCCGTGTTGATACACACAACCAGAATGATCTATTATTAATGTGTCTTTTTTGTTTGGAGCAGGTCGCAGCGATCTACCTACCATTTGAAGATACATTACATAAGATCTTGTAGGTCTTGCGATAACAACACATGATACCTTTGGTTGATCCCATCCTTCTGTTAATACTTGACAATTGCATAGTACTTTTATTTTGCCTGTATCAAGATCCTTAAGTTGTTGTTCTCTTTCAAGTTCAGGCATTACTCCGTCTATGTGTCCAGCAGGTATGTTAAAGTTGTTAAACATTTTAGCTATCTGTCGGCTATGATTTATTGATGAGGCAAAAACAACAGTAGGTCTATTCTCACCAAAAAGTTGCCAATGAGTTACAATATCACCAATTAATTTTGGGGTATTCATTTTTTTATCAAGCGATCTTTTTTCATAATCACCCCCTAAAATCTTTATGTCTTTCAAATCTGGTACAGTTGGAGCCAATATTCTGTTTGGTACAAGGTAACCTTGATTAATCAGTTTTTTTATTGATGAGGCCTCAACTAATTCATCATAGATATTGCCAAGTCCTCTCCCATCTGATCTGCACGGAGTTGCTGTAAGTCCTATAATATAAGATTGAGGATATTCCTTAATTAATTCCTGAAAAGAATTAGATACGGATCTGTGAGCTTCATCTAAAATAATAAGATCTGCTTTTGGTTTGTTAAAAAATGTTTTGTCTTTTCGTGCAGTAAAGGTTTGAACAGAGGCTACTTGTACCCGTGCCTCTTCTGTTTCGCTTTTATTTGCCATCAAAACCCCATGAAAAATATTAAAATCTGCTAATTTACGGCTACATTGCATAACAAGTTCTCTTCTATGAGCTACGAACATGCACGATTTGCCCTTGTTTACGGCTTGATCTATTATGCTAGAGGCTATGACAGTTTTGCCTGATCCAGTTGGAGCAACTAAAAGCACTTTCTTTTTGCCTTTTGAAAACTCGTTTCTTATCTTATCAATAGCTGTTGTTTGATATTCTCTTAACTGTGGCATTACAACTGACAATGATTTAACGCATGATAATCTTCAAATAATGAATAACTTAATTGAGTTATTATAAATGGAGCAGGATTGTCCTGGTTTAAAGTAACCCCTAAACATTCTGTTTTCTTTTCAAATTTATAACCCGTAGCAATAGCTATCTGATCTGAAATATTTAAAGGTTTAATCCTGTTTTCATTCTCACGAATGTTATCATCATTTATTTCCATATAATAAAAAGCAATATGTTTATATTGACCTGAGTTTGAAATTCTTTTTATGATATAAAAAATAACGTCATGTGGTTTTATAAAATCTTGTAAATGTTTATTTTTCATTAGATCTCCACCCTAAAATAACATCTACCAGTATTTTTTACACAATTTTTTATTTGATTTCCTAAGTATAATTTTTTGTATGATTCTAAAAGTTTTTCAGTTTCATACTCGCTAACACTTAAATACTCTGACATTTCTTTTTTAGTAAAAATTGGTTTTGCTGATGTGTATTTTATTATTAGATCTTTAAATATGGAAAGGTGATTTTCTAATTCATCAATCCCCTCTTGTATTTTTTCCATGTCTTCAGCAGTATATAAATACTCAATCCAACGTGGCCTGATTCCAGTAACTCCAAAAAAATCAGCTTCATTGCTCAATAACATGGTTGATCCTTGGATATCGCCTTCATATTTTTTTTCAAATAATGTTGTCATCATCTTCCTCCATAAATTTTAATATTTCAGTAATTAAATCAACTTTACCTTCATAATAATTATAATTTTCCTGATGATAAGGCTTGGTTGATTCTAAAAAGTTTAAATTTTGCTGTTTTGTTTTTTCACAAAATTCTTTAAATTTTCTAAATTTATTTCTCATCATCTTCCTCCTTTGGTACATGATCGTAATTCTCATGCTCTAGATCTTCACGGGCCATAATTTCTGCGTCCTTTGGATTATGGCCAAGTTCAATATATAACTCATATCTATTTTCTAAAAATTGGTCATTGTATGTGTCGCTCATTTTTTTCCTCCTCTAATTTTTCTATCCTTAACCTTAAGGTTTTGTTCATCTGCAGTTGCATATCTAAACATTCATGAATTTTTGAGATAAAGTTCATGATCTCCTCTTGGTTTTTTAAAGTATCTTTGACTAACTGATCAATTTTATTTTTTGTATAAAACATTATTTACTCTCCTTTTTAATAATTTTCATTAAGCCAATTAACAAGATGTTTTATAACATCATTAATATCTGGATATTTTTTTATGGTTTCTTTTGCTACTTCTATAAAATATGGATTTTCCATTAATGTTGATTCATCTATTAAAGTTTCAGCAGCAACACATGAAACCAAATATTCGCCCATTGATATCTTCATTGTCTATCCTCCTTTATATATTAATTTTAGAATATGGAAAACAAAAATAATACCCTTTATTGTCAGATCCATAAACCATATGCGTTAATTTTTTATCCGTCTCCATGTTGCCATCTTTTAACCAATCAAGATTATACTTGTTGCAAAATTCCTTAACTGCTTCAAAATGATTTTCAGCAGTATCAAGGGAATAATTCCAACCAATTATGACACTCCATGAATCTCGGTTATACGTATCAGTCCAACATTTTATTCTTTCGCCTTTTGTATCTGTAGGCTTTAAAAATTTTGTTTTAATTACTAATGCCATTGTCTATCCTCCTTAGTTAATAATATAACAAAAGTTAATTATTAAATCAATCATTAAATTTTTTCTACAATATTTTTATATGTGTAGTCTATTAAAGTTGTATCATATTCTTTAAAAAATTTTATTAAATCTTTATTGGCATTCTCAGCGAACCAAAAAAACCAATAATCCAACGTGTTCTCATTAAGCTCTTCATCATCTCCAAAGATTGTATTTTTTAAATCTATCTCCAGATCAAATTCTAAAGTAAATTTATATTTAGACATTTTTCATCATCTCCGTTATGTAATCTTTTTTCACCATCTCCGTTATGTAATCTTTTATAGCTTTAGTTTTACCTAATTTATAATAATATTTTATAATTCCTATTTGATAAACTGGTAAATCAAAAAGTTCAAAATTAAAAACATCATTAATATATTGTTTTAAGTTTTTATAATTATTCATTTTCTTTGACCTCCTCCATCTCTTCAAAATATCTATTTATCTGAATAGGCACATTGTATCTTTTTCCTGTGTCTTCATCTAACCATATTTCATATTCAACACCATCACCATCATGATATGTTAAATCACCATATTCAAATTTCCTTTCTATTATTCTTATTTCGTCCTTTGTCATTATTCTGATCCTCCATTATAATATTTTGATTCTGTCATATTCCAATCTAAATAATCATCATCATCTAGATTATATTGTCTTAGTTCGAACCATTCCCAATCATCTAAATTTCTATATTCCTGAAATACTTGAAAAGCCCTTTTTTCATAATCTTCATCTGATTCGTTGTCTCCTCTTTCGATTTCATAAGATTCATCTATTTTGAAAGCTGAATCATTAACCAATACTCTATATTCTATATTCATTACTCTTGACCTCCATCTTCATCAATTTCATAATCATAATCATATAAATCAATTTCAGGTTCTGAAAATCCCGATTGATTATGATTAATATAATCTTCTATTTCAGAATTATGTGATATTTTAGTTTCCATAGAACTTACAATTTTTGATATAAAATCTTTATTTTGATTTAATAAATCCCTAATTAAAAAAGTTTCTTTATCCCATCCTTTAGGTAAATCATCTTCATCAATTAAATTGACCTCTATTAAATCAATATCATCTGGTAAATCTAAAATATAATCATTTTGTAACGTTTCAGTATATGTTATATATAAACTCATTGTGCTGATCCTCCATAAATTTTATTTTCTCGTACTGTATTCTTAATATAATCAAGCATTTCATTTATTAAATCATGCTTATAATAATATTTAATCATACCCCATTGATAAATATTAATATCATTTAAATCTTTTTGATTGTAATTATGAATTGCAACCAATAATGTTTTTAGTGTTTTCATTTGTTGACCTCCAAGTCTATAAATTGTATTTACTATACAGTTTATAATATATTGTTAAATAAATCAACAAATTTATTAAATAATTTATTTATATTTATTATATTAATTTAAAACTTTAGCAGTTATAATTATATATAGATAGATTCTTATTATATTTATTACTAAATAATATTATTAACTACTTTAGTTAAACGGCCGCCAATCTAGAAAAAGATTTAAAGCAATATTGAAACGTTACTACAATCTAATATATATAAAATATAATTTAAGTAGGAGGTCTTAACTTGGAGGATCTAAAAATTATGGTTTCCAACACACCCACACATTTATTTCCAGGGCTACTGTATAAAAAGTTTATACTGTACAAAAAGAAAGTATAGCTTATAAGGGTACTACCCCCCAAAACGACAGCAACTGCTATATATATATGGATTCGATCACGCATTGTAGGGGTATTTTTAGGTGTTTACATAGGTATACAGGTTGTATATACAAGATAAAAGTGTTATAGTAGTAAAAACAATGTACAAACAACTAACTGAAAAGCAAAAAGCGTTTATAGAACACTATTCTCAAACAGGTAATGCAAAAGCGTCTGCAATAAAAGCAGGATATTCAGAAAAAACTGCAGAACAGCAGGGATATGAGCTAAAAAACAAACTATCTAATGAAATAACAGAACATACTAGAAAGTTAATGGCAAGTGCTGCACCTTTGGCTATAGATAAACTTATAAAACTGGTAGAAGATGATAAAACTACACAGTCAGTAAAGCTAGGTGCTATCAATTCATTGCTTGACAGGACAGGTTATCAAACAGTTAACAAAATTGAAGATGTAACAAACAAAAAAACAGATGAAGAATTACAAGAAGAACTTGGTCGTTTATTGTCTGTAATCAAAATAACATCTCCTGACAAGGATGATCTAAATTAATGGATGAATACCTACTAGAAAACTGGCAAGAAAACAATTCAAGTGATGATGAAGGATATTACAACTGTCCTTGTTGTGATTATGCTCTTGATATAATAGAGAAAGATGAAAGCAACTATGTATTTTGCTGGAATAAATGCTTATATACTGAGGAAGAATTTTTAAATGAGTTTAGAAAGAGCAGTAGAAATAGCTAAAGAATTAGAGAAAAGAAAAGCGACTAATACACTTAAACATTACAAACCATATGAGTATCAAATAAACTTTCACAATACCATAGCATCTCAAAGATTACTTATGGCTGGTAATAGGATAGGAAAATCGTTCTGTGGTGCTATGGAGATGGCATATCATTTAACTGGCAAATATCCTGACTGGTGGAAAGGCAAGAAGTTTGATAAACCTATAAGGGCCTGGGTAGGTGGTGTGTCAAATGAAACTACTAGAGATGTATGTCAGAAAGAACTTGTAGGTCAACCAGATGATCCTGGTGCTAAAGGTACAGGATCTATACCACTTGATGATATAGGAGATACAACTAGAAAACCAGGTGTGCCAAATGCTATGAACAGCTTAGTTATTAAACACGTTAGTGGTGGATGGTCAAGACTTGCATTCAAAGCATATGAAATGGGTAAAGAAAAATGGATGGGTGAAGCTGTAGATGTAGTCTGGTTAGATGAAGAACCACCAACCTCAATATATACTCAAGCACTTACAAGAACTGCAGACAGAGGTGGCATAGTGTATATGACATTCACACCTGAGTCTGGCATGACAGAAACAGTAGCACAGTTTATGAATGACCTTAGACCTGGCCAAGCACTATTACAAGCTGGTTGGGATGATGCACCTCACATGACATCAAATGTAAGAGAGCAAATACTTGCTGCGTTACCACCACACGAAAGAAAGATGCGTGAGCAAGGTGTACCACAAATAGGTTCTGGTCTTGTATTCCCTGTGGCAGAAGATGAAATAGTTTGTGAACCGATAGATATACCAGATCATTGGACAAGAATATGTGGGCTAGATTTTGGATGGGATCACCCAACTGCTGCCGTATGGATTGCATGGGATAGAGATGCTGATGTAGCGTATGTTTATGATAGCTATGCTCTTAGACAAGAGGCTGTGCCAATTCATGCGAGTGCAATTAAATCAAGAGGTAACTGGATACCTGTGATCTGGCCTATGGACGGCAGACAAGCTGACAAAGGTTCTGGTAAATCTCTTACTGAGCAATACAGAGCAGAGGGTGTAAACATGACAAGAGAACATTTTAGTAACCCACCAGCACAAGGACAAAAAGAAGGTTCAGGTGGTAACTCAGTTGAAGCTGGTATTATGGAACTATATACAAGAATGCAAACAAAAAGATTGAAAATTTTTAAGAATCAAGATAAACTTTTAACTGAGCTTAGAATGTATCATAGGAAAAATGGTAAGATTGTTGCAGCTCATGATGATGTTATATCTGCTATGCGTTATGCAGTTATGTCATTAAGAAAAGCAAGAATTAAAAACTATGAACCTATGAACATACAAGCTGAATCGGAGTTTAATATTTTTGCATGAGAAAAGAACACAAGAGTAAAACTGGTGGACTTACTGCAGCAGGTAGAAGATACTTTAAAAGAAAAGAAGGATCTAATCTAAAACCTCCTGTTAAGTCTGGCACAAACCCTAGACGTGTTTCTTTCGCTGCAAGATTTGCTGGTATGAAAGGACCTATGAAAGATAGCAAGGGCCGACCAACCAGAAAAGCCTTAGCCCTAAAAAAATGGGGTTTTGGTAGTGTTGAAGCAGCAAGAAATTTTGCTAATAAACACAAGAAGAAAAAAACTAGTAGAGCATAGGAGGGATATTATTATGCCAATGGGAAAAGGAACATACGGAAGTAAAAGAGGTAAGCCATCTAAAAAAGCTAAAACAAAGATGACACCAGCCATGAAAAAGAAAATGATGATGAAAAAGAAAAAGGGGATGATGTAGTGCCAGGTAAAAAATTATCACCAAAACAAAAAAAAATTGCTAGGGTTGCATCACCAAGAAATAAAATTACTGGTGCTGATTTTGCAAAATTAAAAGGCAATAAAAAAAGAAATGGCAAAAAGAAAGTTTAAAAAAGTAGCTAAAACAAAAGGTGGTGTACCCACAAAATATGTTAGAGGTGCTAAGAATCCTAAAAAGCGTGAAGCAGAAATTAAAAGGACTCGTAAACTTTATAGAGAAGGCAAACTTACTCCAGCCATGATGGACAAAATTAGTAAGCAAAGGAGCAGAGGATAATGGCAGTAAAAAAGAAAACAGGTAAGTATAGTGGCATATCTGGTTCTTCAAAATTTTCTAAATCAAAATTAGATGCTGTATATAAGCGTGGCCTTGGAGCATATTATTCTTCAGGTTCTAGGCCAAAAGTATCTGCACATCAATGGGCTATGGGTAGAGTTAAAAGTTTTGTAACAGGTAAGGGTGGAGCTAGAAAAGCAGACGCTGATTTATTAAGAAAAGGAAGTAAAAAGAAAAAATGAAAAAACCAGGATTATATGCAAATATTCATGCCAAGCGTAAGCGTGGTGAAAAAATGAGAAAAAAAGGAGCAAAAGGCAGTCCAACAGCTGCAGCATTTAAAAGAGCTGCAAAGACTGCTAGGAGAAAATAATGGGTTCAGTAGCATCAATAGTACCATCAATCATTGGTAGTGTAGTAGGCAGAGCAATAAGTGGTGTTGTAGGTATTGGTAAAAAGAAAAGAAAAACACCAGAACCAAAACAACTTATGGAAAAAATGCCAACTACAACACAGCCAGTCGCACAAAGACTTGCATCACAGTATGGTGGATCAACCATGCTTACAGGTGCATCTGGTATTACAGAAGAAGCAACAACAAGCAAAACTTTATTAGGTGGATAATGATAGAACCAGTTTTTGATCAGTTGCAAAAAGAAAAATTTTACAAATGGATTTCGCCTAGAGCAGATATTGAAGTAGATGATTATACAACTATTGGCTTTGTTAATGGAGATGAAATAGTAGGTGTAATACTTTTTTGTAATTATGATGGTAACAATATTTATGTTCATATAGCTGCAGAGTACCCAGGTGCTGTACAAAGAAGATTTATTATATTAATGTTTGATTATATTTTTAATCAAGCAAAATGTCAGAGAGTAACTGCTACTTGTCTTGCAAATAAGAAACGTAGTCAAAAGCTAATTGAAGGTGTAGGTTTTAAAAAAGAAGGATTATTAAAGAATTTTGTAAAAAAAGATGATACACTATATGATATTATAATTTATGGAATGCAGAAAGAGGATTGTAAATGGGTAACATACCAATAATAGGACCATTGTTAGCACCAAAAACGCCAAAGCTACCACCAGGTCCAGATGCAGAAATGCTTGAAAAAGAAAGACAAGCAGAAGCAAAATTAGAAAAAGAAAGAAAAAGACTTTTAGCTGGTAAAGCTATGGGAATGCAATCAACTATTTTAACTGGTGGTCAAGGTGTTGAAGAAGAAGCTACTACATCAAGAACATTACTTGGTGGTTATTAATGGAAAAATACGATTACATTAAAAAAAGATATAATGAAATGAGTTCTAATAGAGGAACTTGGGAAGATCATTGGCAAGAAATTTTAGATTACGTAATGCCACGTAAAGCTGACATAGTTACAAAAAGAATAAGTGGAGATAAAAGAACAGAGGTCTTGTTTGATTCTACAGCTATGACAGCAAATATGTTACTTGCTGCTAGTTTACAAGGAACCCTTACATCACCATCAAGGCAATGGTTTTTCTTAACTACAAATGATGATGATTTAAATCAAGACAGAGAAGTACAGCTATATTTAGAAGACTCTGCAAAAAGAATGTATGATGTTTTTAATCAAACTAATTTTAATACAGAAGTACATGAATTATATTTAGATTTGTGTTCAATAGGAACTGGTTGTTTGTTTGTTGAGGAAGGCAATAAAGGTTTTAAAGAAGATTCAATACATTTTCAAACTTTACATATTTCAGAATTTTATATACACGAAAACATAAGTGGTTACATAGATACACTTTACAGAAAATATAAACTTACAGCTAGACAAGCAGTTCAAGAGTTTGGTGAAGACAATGTTGGGCCAAAAATATTAGAGGCTGCTCGTATGAAACCAGAAAAAAAATTTAATTTTATCCATGCTGTTGAACCAACAAAAGATTTTGAAAGAGTTTTTGGTGAATCTAATACAAAATTACCATTTCATTCATGTCATGTATGTGAAGAAGATAAAATGATAAATAGAGTTGGTGGTTACAATGAATTTCCATATCTAGTTCCACGTTGGTCAAAAGCAACTGGAGAAATATATGGACGTTCACCATCTTACAATGCTTTGCCAGAC